TAGATCGAAAATCGTATCCATACAGGGGTATACAGACAAGTAAAGTAAAGTAAAGTAAAGTAAAGTAAAGTAAAGTAAAGTAAAGTAAAATTGTATTTATTCTGGCCCACCGTTATTTGCAACATATGCGATTGCTGCGGATAGAGGAACAAATGCAGATCGTTGTTTTTGGAAGAACTGTTTGTATTTTCTCAATCCATCGTCGTTTATGTAAAATTGATGCATACATACTTGAACTCCGTAATCATGGACCAATTTAAAAAAGGAATCGGTGTTTGATCCGTCGTAATTGTACAAATTAGGAGTGGTCATACGCATATTGTTCACTTTCATTTTCCTTCTATTTTTTATTTTCTTTCCTGTCCGGGCAGTCGGTGGGGACTGTGTCTGCGAAATCACTTTGTCTTCGTTCATACTGAGGAAATCGGTGCTGTTAATATTAATAATGTCTCGTAAATCCACGCATCCTTTGTTATTTTTGTGACAAAGAATTGTCTCGTAACGAGGAACATAATTGGGTGTAGTGTCCATAATAAAGACGACTTTGTTCATGAGTGTTTTGAGTTTTGTTTTTTTGGTCACGAGTTTCGAGTATCGTTTTTCACGGAACGTATTTTCGAGCGTTTCTGCGATGGATGACAACAAAGGTTGACTTTCCGACTTGATTCGTAAATGGATAAACAATGGGTCTCTGGCATTTTGTGTTTGAAATGCGGTTTCTGCGACTGTGTTTATGATCGCATTAAACGGCATTGTATTGTTGGAAGCGATGGTATTGTCGTAACTATTGGAAAACCCAACCACCGGTTTTTTGTTTTGTTCGTATACGGCAAAATCCAAAACCCGAACACCTTCGTCTTCTATGATTCGTTTCAGGTTCTCTTTGCTAATCTGGCCGTCATTGCCATAGGCACTATTGAATGCGGCTTTCATTACATACTGATCTAATCGCATACTTGCATATGTCTCGTTAACAGGTACAATGTTATTTTTTACCATACCGAACCCTTCTTTCTGTTTTTCCCATTGAAGATGAAGAAACGAGTTCCGCTTTTGTAGTAATTGGAACAAGACATATATACATATGAGAACACTGACCAATAGTATCAATTTCAATAAAAGGGGATTCATTGTAAAAATAAAACTTATATAATGAATAAATATAATAAAATAAAAAAATAAAAATAGAAGCATAAAGAAATGGCAGGCGGATTATTAAATTTGGTTGCAATTGGAAATGCAAATATTTTTTTAAATGGAAACCCGACAAAGACGTTTTTCAATATTACTTATTCTAAATACACGAATTTCGGATTGCAAAAGTTCCGCGTGGATTTCAATGGATCGAGAGATCTTCGTTTGACTGAGCCGTCCACATTTATTTTCAAAATCCCTAGACATGCAGACTTATTAATGGATACATATTTAGTCGTTAGTTTACCCGATATTTGGAGTCCTATCTATCCTCCGTCTGAAGGCACGGGTGACCAATGGGCCGCATATGATTACAGATGGATTGAAGATTTAGGTACGCATATGATCCGAGAAATCGAAGTCAATTGTGGATCATTTACATTGGCACGATATAGCGGAGAGTATGTGGCAGCAATGGTAGATCGCGATTTTACGGCGGAAAAGAAAACACTGTTCAATCAAATGTCTGGGAATGTACAAGAATTGAATAACCCCGCCCTTGCACATGGTCGTTACAATACATACCCCAATGCATTTTTCCAAGACTATCGTCAAGGTACGACAAACACCACAACAGGTGTAGAGCCATCGATCCGTGGGCGGAATTTGTATATTCCTCTAAACTTATGGTTTTGTTTGAATAGCCGATGTGCGTTCCCTTTAGTCGCCTTACAATACAGTGAACTCGAAATCCGGGTAACTTTGAGACCGATACAAGAACTATTTCAAGTACGTGATGTATTTGACCATACGAATGAGGAGTACAAATTTCCATATGTCCAACCAGATTTCAATCAAGATCGATTTCATATGTATCGATTTCTACAAAGTCCTATGAAAAGTGTGATCAAACACACCGATGATCGTGACGTAGATGGCGCATATTTGAATCAAGTCAATACATGGAATTCGGATATTCATTTGATGTGTACGTATGCGTTTCTGTCGAAAGCAGAGGCGAAATTGTTTGCATCGTCGGACCAGGTATATTTAATCAGAGATGTATACACACATAAATTCGATAATATTTATGGATCTAAGAAAGTGAAATTGGAATCAACGGGGATGGTGTCAAACTGGATGTGGTATTTTCAACGGAATGATATTAACATGCGAAACGAATGGAGTAATTACACGAATTGGCCGTATCGGAATGTCCCATCAGATATTCAAATGGCGTCTTCAGAACGAATTGTAAATAGTAGCTACAATCTACTCATCAATCCAGATAGAACCAATACCGGGTTTTTCATCTCGGGTGATTTCAATGTGGAAAATCAGAAGCATATCTTGCAAACGATGGGTATTGTATTGGACGGGAAATACCGGGAAAATACTTTGACGAGAGGTGTCTTTGATTACATCGAAAAGTATGTCCGTACCAATGGATCTGCCAAAGAAGGATTGTATTGTTATCAATTTTGTTTGGATACGAATCCTCATGTGTACCAACCATCTGGCGCGCTGAATTTAGGGAAGTTCAATACGATCGAATTGGAATTTGTGACACATACACCACAAACAGATGGCGCACGATCAAGTTATGATGTGATTTGTGATCAAGATGGGAACGCGATTGCGGTAAACAAATCGAATTGGCGATTGTACGAGTATACATATAATTTAGTGTTGTTTGAAGAAAGATACAATGTCTTGTCTTTTGTGGGAGGAAATGCGGGATTGTTGTATTCTCGATGATTTAATGTATCATTTTATTATAAAGAATAATAAGATGAAAGAACCAAATGAAGTGAAAAGCATGCAAGATGCGATTCGTAAAGTGTATCAGACCAAGAAAAATAAGATGATAAAAGAAAATTATAAAAATATCGACGTCTTACCAACTGTATATGATACACCAGACAAAGAAGGCTTCAAAGGACTTTTCAAGAAAATGGGGAAAGGGTTAAAAAAAGGGTTCAAACCGGTAAAGAAATGGAATGCCCCGTATACTGGTCCACCATTAGAAGGCCCATTAAAAGATATCGATCATAATCCAGCAAACAACATTAGTAATATTATTTTAAAGGGGGAAAGTCTGTTGAAGTTCTTTACAGACAATGAAACATATTTGGCCAGTGCATATGGATCATCCACGAAACGCAAAACGCGTAAAACCACCGTAAAAGATTTATTAAAACCATTTGCAAAATGCCCCTGTATTCGGTTTCCGAAGAATCGTAGTCCAAAAGAATTATGGGAATGCTTACTTAGTCTCCCATTTTTTTTCACGGATTATATCCCTTGTTTGATCGATGGATATTGTGATCTCATTGTCACGATATTTACAACCAAAAAAGAGTACGTGATCAAACAAGACAAAGAGTTGGTGAAAAGTTCGGTCCATGAATTTTTATATATATTTGTCGCAGGTTACTTGGCCATGATGTTCTTTTATTACACGGTGATGGATACATCGAATTTCGTGAATCCACAGGAATTCTTTATAAGGATTGACAATCATGCCTATCAGTTCTTTGTGGAAGAACGTTTCTTCGAGTATTTGACACTGCCAATACATACATTTAACATGTTTTTCACAGACGTCTTGCCATATATATCTACATTACTCGGACTATTGCCATTTGCAAAGTTGAACTATATTTTCTTATTTATGGTGAGCATTGCCATGGTATTCAATGGCATTGTCGAGAAGTTTTTCGACATGTTCAAGAAATCGTTCAGATTGAAAGCGGATATGATGATTTATGTGATGATCCTTTTCGCCATTGTGAAGAAACTATTTGATATAAACTACAGTATAAATGATTTTAATTTGATTCGAGTAAGTCCAATCACAGTTGCAATCGCTTCATTGGTGTGTATGGTCATGGCCATATTATTTGCGCCCGTATCACAGATGATGTTGGTGATTTATGTGATTAAATTGTTTTTATTCCGTCCTCTATTTCATTTTTTCGAAGAATTGGATTTTGTGAAAGATTATTTATCCGACCCAGACAATGATGTTAGTTGTGATACAAGAACGGGGGAATTTTTCGGAGAATTGAGTCGTATTGTCACAAAATTTATATATCCGATCATGCTTCCTTTGGTCTTTACGATATTTTTCGGATACCGGTTATATTTGTCTGGTTCATTGCATAGTAGTGCATTGCGAACCATTATGTACATCATTAATATGGTCGGTATGGTGTTAATGATTGGATACATGGTATTTGCCGCAAATGCCGATAGCAAATTGTCCCGGGATGTCAATATCGAAACGAGATCCTCTAAAAGTACAACAATGGGTGCAACAACAGAGACAACAATGGGTGCAACAACAGAGACAACAACAGAGACAACACCTGATGCAACATCCAATGCAGCCACTGATGCATCTGGATTAGCAAAAGGCATTGAAGAAAAACTCGGAACGATCATAGATGTTGTAGCAACTCCCAAAATGTCTACGTCGGATTCTTCTGCAATAGCAAAAGGCATTGAATCTAAACTACCATAGAAACAAACAATTCAACACCCTGAAAACCCATATAAACCCACTTTGGCTTAATAACTATTATTAAATGGGCAAAACTAAGAAAAAACAGCTTCCATTGGTAAGTATTTGTACGCCTACATTCAATCGACGACCTTTCATTGAAACCATGTTTGCATGTTATCGTAACCAAACATATCCAAAGGAGCGCATGGAATGGATCATTGTAGACGATGGCACAGACAAGATCAAAGATTTAGTTGATGCCGCCAATATACCACAAATAAAATACTTTGCTTTGGATGAGAAAATGAGACTAGGTGCAAAACGGAATTTCATGCACAAGAAAACGACCGGGTCAATTTTGGTATATATGGACGACGATGATTATTATCCCCCAGAACGAGTCAAACACGCAGTAGAGAAATTACAAGAAACCCCTACCGCATTATGTGCAGGTTCGAGTGAAATTTATGTATATTTCAAGCATATCCAGAAAATGTACCAGGGTGGTCCATATGGTCCGAATCATGCGACCGCGGGTACATTTGCTTTCAGACGTGAACTGTTGTCACAATCCCAATACGATAACGATGCGGCTTTGGCAGAAGAAAAGGCGTTTTTGAAGAATTATACCGTCCCATTTGTACAACTTGATCCTCTGAAAACAATATTGGTCTTTTCACATATCCAGAATACTTTCGACAAACGGAAATTATTGGATATGGATCATGGTCATTTTTTCAAAGAATCGCCTAAAACGATTGATATGTTTATCAAATTTGATCATGAGACATCGATTAGAGACTATTTCATGCAACATATAGACAAGGCATTGGAAAATTATAAACCGGGCGATCCATCCATGAAACCAGATGTAATTGAACAAATGGTCGTATTGGATAAGAAACGGGCAGAAATGAAAGAAGCATTGAAAAAGCAGCAAAGTGGTCAAGTGATGGTACAACAACCAGGACAAGCTCCACGTCCAGTAACACCACAAGAAATGGTCCAGTTAATCAAACATAATCAAGAAGAACTTCAGAAACGAGGAGAAACACCACAAGAAATGGTCCAGTTAATCAAACATAATCAAGAAGAACTTCAGAAACGAGGAGACAAAATTACACAGCTGGAAAAACTAGTCTCTGATATGCAAAAGAAACTGGTCGATGTGGCGAAAGAAAACAAGGATTTAAAAGCCAAACAAATAGAACAAACCAAACAAATAGAACAAACCAAACAAATAGAACAAACCAAACAAATAGAACAAACCAAACAAATAGAACAAACCAAACAAACAACGAGTATCAACATTACAGAAATAAATGATGTTGGTACACAAACTACATTAATTGATGATGAGGATCAGAATCAGAATCAGAATCAGGAAACAACAACACAAATACGGCAAAAGTCAGTGGTAATGTATCAACCAGAGTCGTTTTCAAAACTCACTCCAGAAGTCATGGTGACCATTCCTTAATCACTAGAATCCACACTAATATCATCTTCCACGATAATCGTATCGTCTTTTTTTACATTCTTGTCTAAAAAGCGATATATCCGTTTAATGTCGAGGCTATCGATTTCCTCTTTGCCTAAGTGATATTCTACAAACATCATTTTCTCGGGGTGATTGAAAAACTGATCCCCGAGAGACAACCGCAACTCTTGAAAAAAGGCAATGCAATCTTTTTTGTCCATATTCATTTTCTGAGACAAACTATGCAAGAAAAGTTGATTGTTGTATTCCGTCGAGTATTTGGTCAATACTTTTGTGAATTCAATATCACCAGGATTTAATTTATTTTTTATATGTGGAAACTGTTCATGAAACAACTTGTTATTGTAAAACGTCTTAATCAAGGATGCCATTTCGTTAAACTGCCAAATTTGACTTTGAAAGGTAATCCGCCCAATATAATCCGCGAAACACATGTTTTGTAGGATTGTCTCGTAAAATGGGAACGTTTGCTCTACAGAAAACTGAGACAAAGGATTAATCACATTCTCGTGCCACAATAATGCAACTGTTGTACGATCTGTCTCATTCATGAAAATATTATGCTCGGCTAACGGGACTTGCTCTTCAAACAATTTCCACGTATTTTTCTTGGCGTCTTTGTTGAATATTTTCACTTGAAATATATCTTTGATCGCCCGGGTGGTCAGCAATTCCGGTTTGTTTTTCGCCAGATTGAGTATGAATAACAATTTACGCAAGTCGCCTTGAATATAGGTGAAAATATCTTGTTGGAAATCGGAATCAATAGTGTCAAAGGATGGCAATGTCTCGTGTAGAATATGACTGATCTGTGATTCCGTGGGGGTTTTCAGTTCAAATGTATGGCATGCTTTCATGAGTTCACGTATTTTTTTGTCGCTTTCGTGGTTTCCAATACAAATAATCGGATTCAGTGTAGTATTCTCCGACTTTTGTTTTTTCGTCTTTTTTTGTCGAATCAGTTTGATCAATGCGTCAATCCCGCCTTTGTCTCCATTATTCATGCCGTCAATCTCATCCATGATAATCGCAATCTTTTTTTTGCGTTGATGCATAAGATCCAATACGTTATGATTCGAAATATGATTGCTGTCAATGTTCTGAAACAAAGACTTATTACGGACATCTCCTGCATCGTAGGTAATCACATCATATCCGAGTTGTTTTAATAGCCGTGTGACAAAGAACGTTTTTCCGCTACCCGGTGTCCCGTATATGTATATGCCTTTTTTCATATTCGTTTGTGGTGCTTTGTCGAAATCTTGTAATATGTTTGTGATTTCGGTTTCAATGTGTCGTCTTTCAAATATGCTATTTAATTGTAATGATTCCATGGTTTATAACGTATTATAAGTATTGTATAATATGTTTTTTTTAGTATAACGTATATATCTATTTATCTATCTATTTATCTATTTATCTATCTCTCTATCTCTCTATCTCTCTATCTTCCGAATGCACTGAAATCCGCAGTACGAGGAATATAATTACAACTAGGTCTAGGTGGAACTGATCCATGATAAGAATAAGGATCCATTCCATGTGTTTGTCTCATATTTGGTCCTCCATAAGAGTTTTGATGTCCATTTGCTTGGTAACCGCCTTGTCCTTGGCCTT